CGCGATTGGTATCAGCAGCAGATGGGCGTGAGCATGGGCGATTACCCAAGGCAATACGAAGGTGAATGGCAGACCCGTGGCTTCACGCACTTTGAAGATAATTTCGCAGCCGAGGGTTTTGTGCGCATTCCAGCCACGGTGGCACTGGAGCGCGGCGATGTAATCCTGTTCCGCATCCGCAATCAGGATTGCTGCAACCACGTTGCAGTGGTGGAAGACCCAGCCGCGAATATGCTGTATCAGCACTTGGTTAATCGCTTGTCTGGTCTTACGGCATACAGCGATTACTTCCGCGAGAATGCCTACATGGTAGTTCGGAGGGCAAGCTGATGGTGACGATCAGGCTGCTCGGTGAAGTCGGTAGGAAGTTTGGGCGGCGGTTCCAGCTTGCGGTGAAGACACCAGCAGAAGCATTGCGTGCATTGTGCGTACAAATCCCAGAACTGCGCAAGTATCTACTGGAAAGCGGCGAGAAGGGCATCAACTGGCGCGTGGTAACTGATCACGCAATGGGACTTGAGGAGGATCAGCTTCTATGGCCAATGAGTAAGCGGATGGTGCTGGCGCCGATTCCTGCTGGTCGTGGTGCGGTTGGGCGGATCGTTGCAGGTGTGGCGTTGCTTGCAGCTACCTTTCTGATTCCTGGTGCCGCAGCGTGGCTGGGTCCAACTGCCGTGTCTTTGATCACGGGCGTCAGTATTTCCCTGATCTTCGGCGGCGTAGCGCAACTGCTAACCCCCACTCCCAAGATGCCCAACGTCGGCGGCAGTGTCGGTGGTGGACCCACTGCAGGACGCAGCCGTGAAGAACAACTGAAGTCGTTCACATTCGATAAATCAAACGCAAATTCCCTGCAAGGCGAAGTAGTTCCGGTGCTTTACGGTGAGCGCATCATCGGTACATTGCCGGTGCTGTCGTTCGGTCTTGAATTGCAAAACTGGCTGTGATGGACGACCTCAACAACCTGCCTGAAATCAGTGGTGCTGGCGGCGGCTCATCTGCGCCACAGCAGACGATCGTTCAGAACGTTTCTGTCGTCGCACCAACGCGGCAGTCTGTTGAGGAAGCAAACAACCTGTTTTCGGTTGCATTTGCCAAGACGGTTTATGCAATCAGCGAAGGTGAAATTGAAGGATTCCCTAATAGCGCAGAAAAGGACATCTTTTTGGATTCCACGCCCATCCAAAATCCTGACGGCAGTTTTAACTTCACCGGCTACACAATCGACAGCCGCACTGGCACAGATGAAACGCAAACCCCGATGCTGGGTTTTAGCGCAACCGAAAACACTGTTGGCGTCAACACTGCTGTTACCACTGCTATTGGTCCGATCACGCGCAGCATCACGGACCTAGATACAGAGCGGTGCCGCGTCATCATTAGCCACCCTGCGCTGCAATCGCAAAACGTTGATAACGGCGACATCAGCAGCACCAGCGTCAGCTATCGCATTTCAGTTTCAGCCAATGGTGGACCCTATACAACGGTTGCAGAACCAACGGTTAGCGGTAAGTCAAACAGTCAGTTCCAACGCGCCTACGAGTTTGATTTGCCTGGCACCGGACCGTGGAGCATCCGCGTCACCAGACTGACACCAGATAGCAGTACCGCCTACCTGCAGAACGCGATCAGTTGGCAGAGCTACACCGAAATTGTTGACGAAAAATTCGCCTATCCCAATACGGCAGTCGTCGGTCTAAAAGTTGACGCAAGGCAATTCAATAGCATCCCAGATCTATCTGTTCGCGTTCGCGGCAAGCGCGTTCAAATTCCAACCAATTACAACCCAGTCACTCGCGCTTATACCGGCATCTGGGATGGCACATTTACAACAGCTTGGACCGATAACCCTGCGTGGATCTTCCGTGACATTGTTTTGAATCCGCGCTTTGGTTGTGCGCGGTACATGCCAACGGTTGCTATTGACCCTTGGTATTTGTACACCGTCAGTCAGTATTGCGATGAGCTAGTGCCTGATGGAGACGGTGGATTTGAGCCGCGCTTTACCTGCAATGTTTACCTGCAAAACCCTGGAGGCGTGTATGAAGTGCTGAATGCACTGGCATCCTGTTTCCGTGGTTTGGTCTATTACAGCCAGGGCAAGCTGTATCTAACGCAGGATCGCCAGCAAATTCCTGTTCAGCAGTTCAGCGAAGCCAACGTTATCCAAGAGGTGGACGATAACGGTAACGTCACCGCACCCTGCTTTAATTACACCGGCACCGCAAAGACTGCACGCAAATCTGTTGTCCTTGCCAACTGGGATGATCCGAATCAAGTCTATTCAAGCGTCACCGAATATCTGCAGGATGATCAACTGCTAGAAAAATTTGGCTACAACCCGATTGACCTGCGCCTCGTTGGTGTTACATCACGTGGGCAGGCACTGCGTGCAGCCAAGCACACGCTATTCAGCAACCGTTACGAAACCGAAAAGGTCAGCTTTCGCATTGGCGCTGAAGGTCTAGCCGCCAGCGTTGGTGAAGTCATCCAGATTGCTGACCCGTTGAAACAAGGGCAGCGGCTTGGGGGTCGCATCGTTGCGATTGATGGCAACAATGTCGTTCTCGATGCCGTTCTAAGCCTTAATCCAGCAATTAGCTACACGTTGACACTGGTGATTCCAGATGGCGAAACAGTCACTAATCCCGATGGCTCTACAACAACCACGCCAAAACTAGCCACCTACAACATTGTTTCAACTAGCAATGTTCGGACAGACCCCGTAGAAGTCAGCCTCGTCACTCAAGATCTGTTTTCGCTGATTACACAAGACGGCAACATTATCGGTGGTTTGTCACCCATTGACGAACTCGGCAATACAACAGTTGTTCTCGATGGGCTGGTCAATAGTCAAGCCAGTGCCTTATGGGTGCTGGAGTGGAACAATCTGCAAGCGGCGCTTTACAAAATTATCGCCATTGCGGAAGTGGATCCGCTGGTGTTTCAAGTTGAAGCTGTTCAGTACAACGACAGCAAATACGGCTACGTCGATAACGATTTGCCAGTTGCAATTCCCAAGGATCGCTTCACGCTTTCGGCGCCGCAGCCTGTTACGAACCTATCTGCTCGCTTGATCTTCAACAACAACCGCACGCAGATTTCAGCAACCTGGAACGTACCGCAGGTCAACAACGTAGACGATCTTTCAATCCGCAACTACCGCTATCAGTGGCGGGAAGATAGCGCAACGCAGTGGAGTGAAGTTTTCACGGTTACGACCACTAACGCATCGGTCAGCTTGCCGGAGCATCTATTCGGCAACGCCTATCAATTCCGCGTATCAACAACCGATCGCTTGGGACGACAAAGTGATTTCGTCACCGTCAACGTTGCGGCATTTGAGCCGATTCCTGACCTAAGCGATCCGGCTTACAACGCCGTGGTGCGCCACGCCAACCAACCTGATGGGACGCAGTTAGCGATTGTGGATGCTGGCACTTGCCCGATTCCTGAGCGCATTACTGGTTATCGCATTGAGCTGTTCCCTGTTGATGTGCCAACAGTTATTCCCGGCGTGAAAGAGCCGCAGCCCGATGGCTACTATTTCTATGCGGATATTCCGCTGACTGGTTACAAGACAATTGCGTTTCACGCGCCTGGCGATTGGCGTGTTCGTGCATCGTTCACATCTGCAATTTTCGGTGAAACACCAACTGACTACATTTACCACGATATTGAACGTGATGAGATTGTTCCGCCAACACCATCTAATTTCAGCGTTGTAGAAAACAGCGACCGCAGTGGTAAGCGTTTTAGTTGGCAATTGCCGCTAAGCGATTACGGTAGTTGGGATCAAGGCGTCATTTCTGACATCGTTGGATATGAGATTCGCTACAAGCGCGGCACCCTCGTTAGTGGTGATCCATCCGCAACTTGGGATGTAGGCATTGAACTGGCATCAGGTGGCTTGCCAGCCCAACAGCAATGGTTTGAGACAAGCCTGTTTGATACTGACGAATGGGTGGTGATGGTGAAGGCGGTTGACGTGACGCAATGGCGCACGGATGTACCTGCCTATGTACTGGTCAACATTGGCGCACCGCCAATCAGCAACGCCGTCCAAAGTATTGACGCCAGCACCAGCGGCACATGGGATGGTGATTACGTCAACTGTGTGGTGAACGGCAGTAATGAGCTGGAACAAATTGACCCAGCACAAGACAGCTATTTCACTTGGAACTTCGACAACAACAACCTAGAAAGCGCCTTGCTGCTGGCGACCACAACCAATGCCACTTATCAGCACAGCCTTACTGCGCTGACTGGCGAGGATGTGATTTTGGCACAAGAAGACGACAATCTACTATTACAGGAAGACGATGATCAGATTTTTGGTGAACAGCGGTATTACGATCCCAATGAGCTAGCAGAAGGTGGCACTCTGCATCCTTATGCACCATACGAAAAACTGCTTGGTGATGTGTACCGCGTGCAAACGCTGTTCAAGAGTCCCGATGGCACCACCAAGGGCGTTATTACGGGCTTGACTGCTCAGCTTGATTATCCTGACGTGATCGAAAGCATCAACGATGCAGCAATCAGTAGCAGCGGCACGGGCACCGTGATCAACTTAACTAAAACCTTCCGCGCCATTAGTAGCGTGCAGGTGACACTGCAAAACACATCAGCAATCACGGCTGTTGTGCTAGCCAAAACCACCAGTGCAATTACAGTAGTCTGTAGAGATGGATCAGGCACTGCAGTGGCTGGCACCGTTGATCTCATTGTAACTGGCTACTAATGGCAAACCTTAGGATCTCACAGCTACCAGCG